ATTATAATGTATTCACAAGACGGAGGCTTCGTTTCCTTCCACTGCCCCCACCACTCGCGCTTGATTAGAGCGGCTTCCTCCGCTGTCGGCTCCTGCTGGTACTGTGCATTCCATTGAAAGGTGGGCATGGATGCCTTGGTACGGAGTAACGCATCCAGATCAAAAAATTCAGGCCACAGAGGTTTCTGTTCCGCCTTTTCGGTCTTCTTATTCACTATATCTAGTATGGCGGGGAATTCGACCACATCATATTGATCTGCACGGGGGTTCTGAACCATATCCCTGGTTACCCGCCCCGTAAGATCGTCCATATGCCACCTTGTCTGAATAATGGCCACACGGCCCTGCGGCATTAGTCGCGTTCTGGCCCCGAAAGTGAACCACTCATAAGCTTTTTCAAATGTTTCGAAATTTCCGTTAATGACATCTTGTTCGGAATGGGGATCGTCAATAAGCAGTAAATCAGCACCGCGACCAGCAATAGATGAGCCGATACCACATGCATAATACTCTCCTCCGGTGTTGGTATTCCACCTTCCCGCTGATTTAGAGTCCACTGCAAGCTTCACAGTGGGGAAAATAGCCCTGTATTCGTCCGTAGATATCAAATTTCGTACCTTACGACCAAAATCTACCGCTAAATCGGTAGTATGGGACACCATCATGACCTTTTTATTGGGGTTACGCCCTAAAAACCATGCCGGAAAGAAAATAGATACTAATTGTGACTTACCATGACGTGGAGGGATGTTAACACATATACGATCTTTGTCCCCTTCTTCGATTTCCATGAGCATATTGCCCAACATGCGGTGGTGCTTACCCACGATATAGTCTGATTGCATACGCTTACAGAACTCTATCAGATCATCATATGCTTCCGTGTTAGTTTTGCGGGCGGCTAGCTCATCCACCATGCGATCTATCTCGGCAACCTCGTCAGAGGTATACTTATCCAGGTTATCCAGCATCAACTGGATCTCTTCCCCGTTGAAAGCAATATCTGTGAAGGCTTTATTGGTCATTAGGCTCGTCTAAGGGCTGTTTTTCGTCTTTAAGGCCCAATTCAGCGTCTATATCCATGAATTCTCCGTCTATAACCACCGCATCCTGTACAACTTTCATCGGAACGGACAATTTACGCAACTTTTCACGTAATTTATCCCTTAAATCATCCGTAGACTGGTGAGTTATGGTCACTTCAGACTTTTCAGCGAACAATCCAACGTCAGATATCTTACCTAATAGCTCCAATGCGCGTATACGCACGCGTGGATCAGGGTTTTCGGTCTCTAATAACAGCTTATTGGTCACAAGATGGCGTACATGCAGTGAACTTTGCACCACAGACCGCCCAAATTCAGTCAATATGTCGTTAGTAAGCACCAAAGAGGCGGGTGTAAGCGTAGATATCTTCTTATTAGAGACTTTTTTGGAGGTTGCATCGGGATTATCGGCGTAAGCGAGGGAAATCTTGGCCGCAACGTCCTGATCCTCCTTGGTAGGCTCCACATCAAGCCCATGTTCCGCAAGTTCCGCGGCAGTCTTACTAGCTGCATCAGTGCGGGCTTTCAGATCCATCGGAGGTGAATCCTCCGGTATCCCAATACCCAGCTCTGGTTCTACTATTATGGCCATATATCTCTGTCGCAGGCGATTAACCGTTAACAGGATATATAATATAATATCTTTACATGCAAGGAGGTTGGGACTCCTACCGGGGGGTGCCCCTGTGTAAAGGGGGTGGGGGCCGAACTCAGAGAAATACGATTTATTCATTTAAAGTAGTAATACTATAGATGCTGGGACTCCTACTGACTCAAGTGGGTCATGGGGGGCAGGTGGGGTCGCGATATCCCACAAATCACCATCGTCCTACCCACAAACCACCATCGCCTACCATAGGACAGCAATACTCAACATGTTTACTAAACCAAACATAGACAACCACACAAATCCATGCTCTAATACAATCATCGAAAGGCAAACAAGAAAGGACACGTTATGCCTAATCGTAAGATGCCAAACCAAGCATGTTTGGCCACATGTGTACCATGTGAGACGGTAACACAACACTTGCGTATCATGATAGAGAAGGCCAATCCAGATGGGATGTACGAAGCATTGTATTGCATACAGTGCCGACACATTACCTACAAGGACATGGATGCTGGCCAGACACATGGTCGTGTGGATGTGGAAGGTGAGTATGCCGTAGTTAAGGAAGTCAACGGCAAGTATGTTGTAGGTATACCAATGTACAGAGCTTTCTGTGGATACCCTGTAGCGTAGCGTAACACATCAACCAGGGGCTGGGCATTGTGTCCAGCCCCACTACCCCAAGAAAGGGAATGTTATGTTAAAGCGAATGTTATGGACGGTGATACTTGTTGTCGCCATCTTAGTGGATCTCTGGTGGCTCGATAAGGCATCGGGAGACTATGCTGCACCAATCGATCTAATAGTAATCTCGGCTCTATCAATCATTATGATGTTTGCTGCAATGCAGATTGTAGGGTTGATAGTTGTTACTCAGAGTTGGGTTGATACAGTCGAAGTCGTAGACGAGGAAGAGGAAGAGTACAAACGATTAGAGTTTGCGAATACTGTACGAAACGAAGAGATCGCGAAGATCCACAAGTTCTACACGTTGCTACCAAAACCTCACATGATATCTGGGGATCAACGAGTGGCAGAGGCTCTGACAATAGTAAATAAAACTGTGAAAGAGGAGGTTGACAAGCAAGCGTAACGTGTCACGGGGGCTGGGCAGAGATGCTCAGTCCCCAATTTTTTTGCCCATTGAAGCCAGTTATCTAGGTCGCGTTGAGCCGATGCATACTATCGAAGCCGCGTTGAACCAATGCGAAGTCGCGTTGAGCCTATGGTCTGACACCGTCTACCATAAAACAACAATACTCGATACATTTACTAAACCAAACGTAGACAAACACACAAATCCATGCTTTAATACAATCATCGAAAGGCAAACATGAAAGGAAACGTTATGCCTAACGTGAAAGCGTACGCCAAAGAGGACAATGTCCATAAATTGGCGAAGTTGTTTCAGTCTCGCGAAAAGCGGATCGAAGAAGTGTACGAGGCAAGACTCCAGCTGGCGATTGTAGAAGATGATATGCGTCTGCATATCGCTAGCGATCCCGACCTGGGTCGTAAGTTCTTGAAGGTCGATTACAATGCCATCAGACGTGCCATGAGTACTGATGTAGTTGTAGGTGACGGTAAAGCGTTCCATTCCAAGTTGTACAAGTAGCGTAGCGTACCCTGGGAGCGGGTAATCCTGCTCGCTCCCAACTTTTTTAGGAAGGGAGACGACATGTCTCGCACTACATCACAGAAGACCGGGTTCAAAGCGTACGACAAATACCTAACGGCCCGGTTTAAAGAGAAGCGGAAAGCACAGGCAGCACGCCGCCGTGCCAAACAAAACCGCGTTCAAAAAGAAGTGATTTCATTTCGTAGCGAGTAACATGGCGTAACCACTCAGGCGGGGCTTCGGCCTCGCCTATTTTTTTGCCCATTGAAGCCAGTTGTTAAGGCCGCGTTGAGCCGATGGGCAACGAGCGCGGGGCCTCGCGAAGCCAGTTGTTGAGGCCGCGGTGAGCCAATGGATTGCCACATCCTACCATGCCACGTTATGTTAGTGTATACACTAACAAGAAAACACATATTTACTAAACTAAACATAGACAAACACGTTATTGCGTGCTTTAATACAATCATCAGAACGGCAGAGCATTCCCGTTCTGCCGAAGTGTCTTATCCTAGGAGGTAAAAGACATGGGACTATCCAACGTTGTTCTTTCCGAAAAGGTGGGTAAAGAGATTACTTCATTCTCAAATAAGAGTGAGAAGGCTCGGAGATCCGCTGGATCGGTTGCTAATTCGATGTACAAAATCGGGATGCGTGTTCCCGATTGCTATGCGCCAACTAAGAAAAACTTGGCGGATGGAACATCGACCACTAATCCCGAACAATGGGCACTATTGAAATCCTACATTGTACTGGGTTTCGATAAAAAATGGCAGGCTGCTCTTGCACCAGCCACCACGGCGGGAATGACTGAAATGCAGAAGTTTCAGCGTAGCAAAGCAAAATCGGAAATCGGTGCTAAGATCAATGATCTTAAAGAGGCGCTAGCACGCCGTGACGCGATTGCTACGGGTGGAAAAGATAGCAATCCAAAAACTCGTAAAACTCCCGATGAACGAGTTATTGCCAGTCTCGCCAATGCCGCTAAGATTGTCGAGAAAAACACGATGGAATTCGATGTTGCGGATTTCAACAAGGCAATGGAAGCAGTCTCCGATGTAATTGAGGCGGGACTGCCGGACGACAAATAACATCTCCTGAGTAACATCTTCAGAGGGGCTAGGGTAACACCTAGCTCCTCTATTTTTTTGGCTTTTGAAGCCAGTTGTCGAAGCCGCGTTGAGCCTATGGTCAGTGGGTCCGATAGTGTAACACCCAATAACCTGTTAGTGCGTACACTATACGAAGCCAGTTGTCGAAGCCGCGTTGAGCCTATGGTCACAGCCAATCAGTTATTCCAGTTATTCAGTTATTACAGTTATTCAGTCAGTGGGTCCAATAGTGCGACACCCAATAACACGTTAGTGTATACACTAATATTTTGAAGCCAGTTATCGAAGCCGCGTTGAGCCTATGGGTTGTTAGTGCGTACACTAACAAGTTACCACATGATATAGAACCAACATATTTTTGCCACATCTCAAACTAAGTCGAAAAACCCTACACAAGCTACACCCGTATATTGTTAGTGCGTACACTAACGTGTTATCACATGATATAGGGGGGTGCAGGGAGAATCGCGCATTAAGCGTAATACACAAACTGACACGTTTACATATGAAGCCAGTTAATATTGGGCCGCGGTGAGCCTAATGTTCGTGTATAAGTTATTGATATTAAAGCGATGTTCTAAAAACCGATCTAATGTTCCGTAATGTTCGCTTTATTTTTCGCATATGCGTACATTACAGTTTTGTACAGTTTTATGGCAATGCATGGTAAGCAATGAGTTTTCTTACCTATCGGATTTTGTAGTTTAGTTAGTATATATATTATATTATATATTATATATATAATGTTCTCT